TCCTCTTCTATAAATCCTGGTAGTTATAGGCTGAGTAGTGGCCATTTCGGTCATAGACTAGATATGTCTGGAGATGGTAGATATATTATAGCAGGTATGTATACTTATTCTAGTAACAGAGGATCTGCTTTTATTTTTACAAGAGCTGAAGGCTCAAATAGTTGGAGCCAAGAACAATTTATTACTGGTCCAGTCTCTGCATCATATTTCGGAAGAGATGTTGCAATAGACCAATATGGTAGTACTGCTGTTATTGGCGCTGATCGTGATGGCATAAGCAGTGCAGGAAAAGCTTATGTTTATATTAGAAATGGTAGCAACTGGACAAAACAAGCTGAATTAGAAGCAAGTGATAAAGCGTCTAGTGATTATTTTGGTTATAGTGTTGCCATTTCAGCTAATGGCAATGAAGTAGTAATTGGTGCGCCTGGAGATGGATCAACTGGAAGTACGTATGTTTTTACGAGAGATGGCACTACATGGACTCAACAATATAAAATAACTCAAGGCACTGCTGTTGGATATGTTACTCATATTTCTCCAACAGGTGAAACTGTTTTAGTCGGAGACCCATCTTATCTTAGCAATACAGGTCGATTCTTTATATATCAGGCTTACGAATCTAGTAGTTAATAGTTTATAAATAGTATAAAAGGATTTTAAAATGGCAGCTCCAACATCGCGCGCAACTCTTATAGACTATTGCAAAAGACGTCTTGGAGAACCGGTTATCGAAGTCAATGTAGACGAAGATCAACTGGAAGATAGAGTAGACGAAGCTTTACAGTATTATCGTGAGTTTCATTCAGACGCTACAATCAGAACATATCTTAAGCATCAGATAACAGCTGATGATGTGGCTAATGAGTATATTACTTTAGCGAGTAATATTATATTTGTTTCTAAGATGTTTCCTCTTTCAAGTTCATTTAATAACTCTAGAAATTTCTTTGACATTAAATATCAAATGATGTTAAATGATATTGCAGATCTTATGAATTTTGCTGGTGATTTAGCTTATTATGAACAAATGCAACAATATCTTTCTATGCTAGATATGAAATTAAACGGTACACCACAAGTTCAATTTTCAAGAAGACAAAATAGATTATATATTTTCGGTGATTTTGCAGACGGTGATATTAAAGTAGGCGATTATATAGTCGCAGAAGTTTATACAGAAGTAAGTGAAACTGATCATACTTCGATATTCAATGATATGTTTATTAAAGAATATACTACTGCATTAATTAAACAACAGTGGGGTCAAAACTTAATTAAGTTTGAAGGCATGCAATTACCAGGGGGAGTCATTTTAAACGGAAGACAGATATATGATGATGCAACTGCAGAGATTGCGACTCTTAGAGAGAACTTGAGATTAGAACACGAATTTCCACCCGATTTTTTCGTAGGATGATATGGCTACAAACTTTTATTTCAGTCAAAAAGTACGATCAGAGCAAAAGCTTTATGAAGATATAGTCATTGAAGCACTCAAGACCTACGGTCAAGACACGTACTATTTACCAAGAGACATTGTAAATGAAGACAAGATACTAGGTGATGATCCAGTATCAAGCTTCAACTCGTCTTATAAAGTTGAAATGTACATCGAAAACACTGAAGGTTTTGATGGTGAAGGAGATTTGTTTACTCGATTTGGTGTAGAGATAAGAGACGAAGCTACATTTATTGTTTCTCGTAGAAGGTGGGAACAAACTATACAAAGATATGATAACGAAATTACAGTCGCAAGACCAGCAGAAGGTGATTTAATATATTTGCCATTAAGTAAATCTTTCTTTCAAATCTCGCATGTTGAGCATGAACAACCTTTTTATCAATTAAGTAATCTACCAGTATACAAATTAAGATGTCAGTTATTCGAATACACTGGCGAACAAATGGATACTGGTGTAGATGTACTAGACAATTTAGAAGGTGCATACGCATACAAATATATTTTATCATTAAACAATTTAAGTGCTGCTTCATTTAAAGTAGGTGAAACTATTACATCTCCAAGTGGTGACACAACGATGAGAGGTGAAGTTGTTAAATTTTCTGACTCAGATAATAAGCTTCATGTAATTCATGCAGGTGCAGATGATGGTAAATATCATACGTTTGTAGATAGCGCGACAGTAACTGGACTAACAACTAATGCTACAGGCGTTATAACTCTTGTAGTTGAAGATAATCAACTATCTCAAAATGAACAAAATGCAGATTTTTCAACAGGTGCAGACTTCATTGATTTCAGTGAGTCTAATCCATTCGGCGATGTGAGTAATAACTAATGTTCGGTACACATTTCTATCATTCAAAAACTAAAAAAGCGGTAGCGCTGTTCGGCAGGCTTTTTAATAACATTTATATTATTCGCAAAAATTCTTCAGGTGCCGTTATTAGTCAGTTAAAAGTACCGCTGTCTTATGCGCCAAAACAAAAGTATCTTGAAAGAATAAGAGAGAATCCTAATCTAAATGAAGATACACAAGTTGCAATCAAGTTGCCTCGAATGTCATTTGAAATTACATCAATAGCTTATGATGCACAAAGACAGTTAGCAAAGGTTGGTAACTTTACAACAATATCTTCAACTGGTGATACATCAAAGAGACAAAAGTTTTTTAATCCAGTTCCATATTCAATAAACTTTCAACTTAACGCATATGCTAAATCACAAGATGACGCGTTACAGATCATTGAACAGATACTACCAACTTTCAATCCTCAGTATGCTCTTACAATAAAACCATTTCAAACTGAGTATCCTGATTTTAAAGAAGATATACAAGTAATAATTAATGGTGTAAGTTTTTCTGATGATTTTGAAGGAGCAATGGAACAAAGAAGAACAATAATTTACAGTTTGGACTTTGAGATGAAGCTAAGTTATCACGGTCCAATCACAGACAATAGTATCATTCGTGATGCTAGAACAAAGATATTTGACATCGGTGCTGGTTTAAATGATTCAGATATAGGATTAGAAACTATAGTGGTTACTCCTAATCCATCTGACGTTATTGGTCTTGATGATAGTACCTTTGGATTTTCAACAACAATTTTAGATAGTGCGAGTTAACAATGTATGAATATAGAGTAAAGATCGTCAAGATAATCGACGGTGATACAGTAGACGTAGATATTGATTTAGGGTTCGGAGTGTGGATGCATAAAGAACGTGTAAGATTATTTGGTATAGACACACCAGAATCGAGAACTTCAGATTTAGAAGAAAAGAAATATGGATTAGCTGCTAAAAAGTTTCTAACAGGTATGTTAGATGATGAAGGTGGTATCATTTTAAAGACGCATAAAGATAAAACTGGTAAGTTTGGAAGAATATTAGGTGAATTGTGGAGAACAACTAACTATGCTGATCAATCTATAAATAATTATATGATTGACAAACACCATGCAGTAATGTACTTAGGACAATCTAAAGATGATATTCAAGAACAGCATATTAAAAATCGTGAATTTGTGAACTTAGATGAGTGATAAAAAAGATATGGAAAAGTTTTTTCCGCCTGAAGAAAAAAATATCGATAATGATTACAAGTATTCTCGTGATACTTATTATGAATTAGTTGAAAAAGGAAAACAGAGTTTAGAACTCATGATGGAGGTTGCACGTGAAAGTGAGCATCCTCGAGCTTTTGAAGTCTTATCAGGAATGATAAAAAATATTTCTGATGTAAATGATAGACTTATGGACCTGAATAAGAAAAAGAAAGATATTGACAAAAAAGATGAGATTAAGAAAGTTGAAAACACTACAAATAATCTTTTTGTTGGTTCCACGACTGAGCTTCAAAAGCTACTAAAGAATGAATCGGAAATAGTCAATGTCACGCCAAAACCAGAATGAAAACTATCTAGGCAATCCTAATATCAAAAAAGACGGTATTACTTCTAACTTCACACAAGAAGAAGTATTAGAATACGCCAAGTGTATGAAAGATCCTGTCTATTTCGTAGAAAAGTATGCAAAGATTATCTCGCTTGATAAAGGATTAGTTCCTTTTGATTTATATCCTTATCAAAAAAAGATGTTTAAACAATTTGAAGATAATCGATTTAATATAGTTCTTGCATGCAGGCAATCTGGTAAATCAATATCAGCATGTGGTTATTTACTTTGGTTTGCGCTTTTTCAATCTGAAAAATCTATTGCTGTTTTAGCTAACAAAGGTGCAACTGCAAGAGAGATGTTAGCAAGAATTACGATTATGCTTGAAAACATACCTTTTTTTCTTCAGCCAGGAGTTAAAGCTCTGAATAAATCTAATATCGATTTTAGTAATAATAGTAGAATTATAGCAGCTGCAACCACCGGATCTTCTATTCGAGGTCTTTCAATTAACTTATTGTACTTAGATGAATTTGCATTTGTTGAAAGAGCTGCAGAATTCTATACTTCAACATATCCTGTTGTATCGTCTGGTGCAGATACTAAGATTATAGTAACATCAACGGCTAATGGTATTGGTAATACTTTTCATAAGATATGGGAAGGATCAATTCAAGGTGTTAATGAGTATAAAAACTTTAGAGTTGATTGGCATGACGTGCCAGGAAGAGATGAAAAGTGGAAAGAAGAAACAATAAATAACACATCTCAGATACAGTTTGATCAAGAATTTGGAAATACATTCTTTGGAACAGGAAACACATTAGTTAATGCACAAACATTATTAGAATTAAGAGCAACACCACCTAAAAAATATTTAGAAGGTGGAGATTGTTTAATTTATAAAGAACCAGTAAAAAACCATGAGTACATCTTAGTGGCTGATGTATCAAAGGGAAGAGGCCAGGACTATTCTTCCTTTAGTCTGATCGATATTAACGTTCGCCCTTTCGAGCAGGTAGCTGTGTATCGCAATAATACTATCTCGCCATTACTCTTCCCTAATATTATATATAAGTACGCGAATGTCTACAACAAAGCTTATTGTATCATTGAATCAAATGATCAAGGTTCTGTAGTATGTAATGGTTTATATTATGATTTAGAATATGAGAACGTTCATGTGGAATCTGCAGTAAAAGCGAATGCTGTAGGAGTAGATATAAATAGAAAGTCAAAGCGATTAGGCTGTAGTGCATTAAAAGATCTCTTAGAGAATAATAAATTAAAAGTTGTAGATGAACAAACCATATTAGAAATATCAACATTTGAGGCTAAAGGACAAACATATCAAGCTGCTGTAGGTAATCATGACGATTTAGTTATGAATCTCGTAATGTTTGGTTATTTCGTATCTTCATCATACTTTTCAAATTTAACTGATATTAACATTAAAGAAATGATATTTAAACAAAAACTTAAAGAAATTGAAGAAGACATTGTACCATTCGGATTTATTGATAATGGAAATGAGCACATTAAAAGAATTGAACCAACTGAAGATCACCCATGGGCTATAGAGTATGATAGAAATCTGTAATATTATAAATAATGGTAACAAGTGAATATTCGTATAATGTTAACCGTATAATAAGAATGAGGAAAATAGAATGGCACTCTCTACACCGTCCGAATCACCTGCGGTTGTTGTCAAAGAAATAGACCTGACTGGTGGCGTGCCTAATGTCCAGTCAACTACAGGCGCAACTGTAATAAATTCACTATGGGGTCCAGTTGAACAAAGAGTTAAACTTAGTTCTGAACAAGAGCTAGTTGATATCTTTGGTGCACCAGATTCCGCAACAACGTTTTCATTTCATAGAGCTAATTTCTTTTTGAAATACTCTAATTCACTTCAAACTGTAAGAGTAATTGATTCTGTTGCTAAAAATTCAGTATCAACTACTGGCCAAACAGCTGCAGCTACAGCTGCTGGATTACCAACAGAAGTTATAAAAAATGAAACAGATTTTAACTCGCAGTT